GAAGCCACATACGAGGAAAAGGAAAAGGCTGTTCTATTGAGCAAGCTAAGCCGTAAGGGTATTGCCGACACTAAGTTTGGTCGTGACCTACTAGAGAAGAAGGGTCCACGTAATCCTGCTGGCCTAGTTACCGCTCCAGACAGTATTTGGGAAACCGAAGTTTCTCTGAACATGGAAAACGAAGTACGTAGACGCCTAGTGATGGCTCCTCTAATGAGAAGCATCAATATGCAGACCAACGTAATGCGTATTCCTTTAAACCCAGAAGCTCAAGAAGCTCAGTGGGTTGCTAATACCGATTTCGGTGCCAGCAACAACAACAGCTCTGGTAATACTGAAACACACGCACTGAAGGAAATTACTCTACGTTCCTACAAGGTAGCAACACGTGAGTACATGGCCTTCGAAGAAGAAGAAGATTCACTAATCGTTCTGCTACCAATCGTTCGTGATGCCATGCTTCGCCGTGTAGCACGTACAATTGATAAGTCTATGATGTTTGGTACAGGCGCTACTAGTGCTGATCCAGTTAAGGGTATTGCCTCTTACGATCCAGCTGGTGAAAGCGGTGCCGTAACTCCTCTAGCTCCTACCGCTACTGTTACAGTTGCAAATATGCGCTCCCTACGTAGAGCCATGGGTGCTTGGGGTCTAGATCCTTCAGAATTGGTCTATGTAGTTTCTACAGAAGTCTACTACGACCTACTAGAAGACTCAACATTCCAGACAATGGACAAGGTTGGTACACAAGCTACTCTACTAACTGGTCAGATTGGTTCTATCGCCAACACACCAGTTGTTGTTAGCGGCGAACTACCTGCCAAGGCTGATGACGCCCTAGGCGCTTTCTGCTTCGCAACAGCTAACTTCTTGGTTGGCAACCAGCGTGGTCTACGTGTTGACACTGACGAGCTCATCGAGCGTCAGAGCCGTGTACTAGTAGCATCCCTACGTACTGGTCTAACACAGTTGACAACAAATCTAGGAAGCGGTGTAAGAGCTCTACGCTTTAACGCCTAATCTATTAAAACTGGGGACTGAATGGTCCCCGGTTTTTCCAAAGGGTTGTATAAATCCTTTGGAAAAACCAAGGAGAGGTCATGGGAATTAGCCTAATTACTCTGAGTGAATATAAAAATTACGTTGGCATTACCAGTCCCAATCAAGACACTGCCATCAGTGCCATCATTCCCAAAGTGAGTGAGTTGGTAAAGACCATCTGCCGTCGTACTTTCAAAGACTATATTGATGATAGCAAAGTTGAGTATTTTGACGGCGGCGACGTGTTTAATCCTGCAGAAGCTCCTGTGTTACAGATTCAAAGCATAGAAAAAAGTACCGACTATGGTAGTACTTGGACCAATTTGACAGAGTATACTGACTGGGTTTTCAAGAAAAGTACACAACAAGTTGTTCCTGTCAATCCAATACGTTACTTTGAAGACTTGATCAACGGCTATAAAATCACGTATACCGCAGGGTATGAGACACTTCCAGAAGACCTGAAGTTGGCTGTGTTAGACTTGGTGACCTACTACTTGAAGAACGACGCCGCGGTACACAGCACAAAAGCCCCGGGCACCAATTCAGTACAGATTGAATACATATCAACCACAAACATGCCAGCACATATCAAACGAGTGTTGGATTTGTATGTAATGAACTACAACTGATATGAGTATTTCCCAGTTTACCAAAGCACTAAGAGAAAATGCAAACAGTCAACTTACGCAAGACGCAAAAGTTTTGCTGGATAACTTTGTAAGAAACGCAACTGATGCTTTTTCAGCTGGTGGTATTGCTAAAAAAGCTTCTATTATAAGCGAGGGTAAAGCCACCATTGGTGGTAGGACTGTAAACTTATCGGAAGAGTTTAGAAAAGCTGGTGAAAGACAGGGCAGAACACGTTTGATACTTACAGAAGATGACCTAATAGATATATTTAATAAGTTTAATATATCTCTAGGAAGTATATCGCCTATGGGTTTGTATGCTAAATTTTTAGCCTCACAGTTTAGTAGCAAGTTAGCGCGCCATTATGAAATCTATTTACGAGACGGAACTGTAGTAGAAAAACAAAAAATACCCATAGCAGACGTAATTAATAGTTTAAAAATTGAAGATATAATTGCTATAAGAGGTCTTAATTTTTCTCATGAAAATACAGTAGTTCATGTAGCCCACTTTCTTCATCATATAAATAGTTTTCCAGGTAAAACCAGAAAAGAAATAGAAAAAATACTTCTTGCTGACTATGATCGTGGTCACGTCTACGCACAAACTTATGGTAGAGCCATAATTTCAGCTGGTGACGTAGCAAAAGAAGATAACATACTATCAAAAATCATACAATTGTACCAACTATTAGACGAGGGTTCCACTTCTCTAAATACAATGGATGGTAAGTATAACGAGCTACTGGCACGTTCCAGGAAAGACTTTACTAGTAAAAATATTGCAATGAATATTCAATTGCAATTAAAAAGAGATATAACCGGAACAGGAAACAGAGATACCGGAGATTTGAGTGCTTATGTGCGTATTGTGGGATTTTTACAAAGTCTGATAAAAAATTCCAGACTGAGTGCGGATGGAAAGAGACAGATAGGAATACCAGCCGCTGTATCCTTAAAAGAATTTGAAAAATCACTAACAGATCTAAATAAAAAGTTAGAGAAGTACAGTGAGCAAATATCAAAAGTACTTGCCAAAACAGGTAATACAGATTTTTTAGCAAACCTGCAAACCTCCGATACAGCAACAGAATATTTTAGTAGCTCTATAAAAAATGTTTTTGAGGAAAAAAAGACCACACCTTTAAAGGTAGATACGGGCAATAAAACTATTTTAAAAGAACGAGCTTCTGTTAAAATAAGAAAACCTTCTGATAGAGTAGCTGGATCACTATCCAATATTAAAAAAGATTTAGAAAAGCTAAAAACTAACATAAAGAAATCTAAAGCAGTAAAACTTCCTGAAGCAACTAAAGTTATTACTAATTTAAATTTTTTAATGATGCAGATTAATGCAAATCTGCACGATCAGATCAAGAAAAACATGGGTACCGGCGATCGACGAGATGTGTTGAACTATCGTACTGGGCGATTTGCACAATCAGCAAAGATAGAGCGATTGAGCGAAAGTCGTCAGGGCATGATAACTGCATTTTACAGTTACATGAAAAATCCTTACGCAACTTTTAGCCGTGGCGGGCGCCAAGAACGTCCGTACACACGAGACCCTAAACTGTTAATTTCCAAAAGTATCCGCGAACTAGCAGGAACCCAAGTGGCCAACCGTATGAGGGCAGTATTAGTATGAGTAAGCGAACCAGTATTGTAAAAGCCCTGGCCGACAAGTTTAAAGAAATAAACGGTAGTTCACCCTATTCTATCGATCTGTACAACAACAGTTTCAACAAATTGAAGTTTTGGGATGAAGTACAAGACTTTCCTTGTGTGTATGTCACGCCTGGAAGTGAGGTGAGAGAATATCTTCCAAGTGACTTTACATGGGGTTACTTGGGAGTATGTGTCAAGGCGTACTGTAAGGGCGAAGACGCTCAAAACCAGTTGGAGTCCTTGCTACAAGACCTGGAGACTTGTATTGACAACAACAGAGTACTCCAGTATGATGGTTCCAACGAAACCACAGAAATTTTAATAACCAGCATCACAACAGATGAGGGATTATTAGACCCCTACGCAGTAGGGGAGATAAATCTACAGGTCAGATATCAGGTCATGTAGAATCAGTGATAAACAGCCAAATACAGATAAAGGTCTAGTAAGGGCTCGTTTATCACACAGCCTTAAAGGAAATAATTATGGCATTAAATTTAGTACGTAATAGCCGAGTTTTCTTCACAACCAACGTCAATGGCGATGGCGTTGTGACAAAAACAGGCATCACTTCCAGTAATACTTTTGAAATTCAAGTATTGGATGGATTTTCATTCTCACAAAACACAACCTCTGAAACTGTTACCTTAAACGAGGCAGGCAGTGCACCAAGTCGCGGTCAGAGAAGTTTTAACACAAGCCTTGACCCTGTAGAATTTTCTTTCTCTACTTATATTCGTCCCAAGTTTGACGCCGGAACCGGTACTGCTGGCGACGAGTTTGTAAAGTGCGAAGAAGAAGTACTATGGAATGCTTTTGCCGGTACTGGTGCTATTGGTGGTGCCGGAGCGGGCTGGACTCGTACAGTTAGCGCAAGTCCTGTATCTACATTGGCATTTGGTAACTCCAATGCTCACCAGTTACAAAAGTTTGGTATGTTGATCTGGGTAGACAATGTACTATTCACAATTGACAACTGTGCTCTAGATCAAGCTACAATTGACTTTGGTCTAGACGGTATTGCTACAATTGCTTGGACCGGTCGTGGTACAAAGCTGAGTATTTTTGAACAAACAACACTTAGCGCAGCCAACTTGTTTGGTGGTACAGATGGATTCAGTGGTACAGCAGGCATTAAGGACACAGCAGCCAAGTATCTAGCCAACAAGTTGAGTACTTGTGTAATGGTTAAGGGCATTGATGGTAGTGGTGCAACCTCCCACACAATCCCCATTACTGGTGGCAGCATCACATTTGCCAACAATCTAACATACTTGACACCAGCCAACTTGGGCCAAGTAAATCTACCAATCACTTACTTCACAGGTACTCGTGCTGTCAGCGGCAGTATCAATGCGTACCTAAGAACAGGTGAGACCAACTCAAGCAGCGACATTTTAAGTGACATCTTATCAAATGCAGCTACTTCACAGGCTCAGGCTTACGAAATCACTCTCAACATCGGCGGTACAGCAGCAGCTGGTACACGCGTTGAATTGAATCTGCCAGCAGCAGTATTAAGTGTTCCTACAATCAATGCAGAGCAGGTTGTGAGCACAACAATCAACTTTGTTGCACACGGATTTAGTGGTAGCAATTATGATATTACTGGTACAAACGAGGCAACTCTAAAGTACTACGCTGTAGCTTAATTTTAAATAGCCGGGCTTTATGCCCGGCTATTGACTAACAATAAGGATTTTTCATGACAGAAAACGCAAGTGGCTCACAAGTAAATTTATCACTAAAGAGCCTTTTAGTACCTAGTAAAACAGTCGAGGTAGATTTTCCTGGATTTAGTGGTTTTAAAATTAAACTGAGCTTTTTGAGCCGCGAGACCCTTGTCTCGATACGTAAAAAGGCAACAAAAACCACTTTCAAGAATCGTCAACCAACCGAAGAATTAAACGATGATCTGTTCCTACAGCTCTACGTGCAGGCTTCAATCAAGGGTTGGAGTGGTTTTAAGCTGGCCTACCTAGAACAACTGGCACCGGTAGATCTAACAGGTCAAGACTTAGAAGACGAACTAGGATACAGTGAAGAAAATGCGCTTTTCTTGATGAAAAACAGCTCAAACTTTGATGCGTGGGTTTCGGAGCAGGTTACTGACCTGGGAAACTTTCAGAGCAACAGCAGCAAGAAGTAACTAGAGATTTGAATTCCTACTTTGAGAACAACAGAGTAGGAATGACTAAAACTCAATACTTTGAGATGTGTGAGATGTTGGGTAGTGAGCCCAAAGACTCAGAAATACCAATTGAGTTTGATGATTTAATATACGAAGTCCAACAAGCCCTGCAACTATATGGCAACCTACAAGATTGCTGGGACTATATGGGCGGAAACTATATAGGTAAAAACTTTAACTATATAGAAACTGTATTCAAGTTTTATGGAGTCGAGCCAGAAAACTACAAATACATGTATGAACTGTTAATGACTATTGATCGTATCAGAACTAAGCAGATTCAAGACAGCAAACCCAAAGATCCAAAAGCCCGCTAAACAGCGGGCTTTTTTATTGCATACAAAAAATAAGGGCTTGACATTATACCCCCATAGTGGTATAATTTGTAGGTCAAAGTGTCAACACACTAAATTTTTATAGCTGCCAGGAGCAACTATGGCAAATAATACAAGTACATTTACCCTAAAACTTGAAACCAAAGGCATGGACAGTGCCCAAAAACAGAGTCAAGCTATTAGGGACAATTTAGAGGGTGCTCAAAAGGCAGCCTCTGGCACACCAAGCAGTCGTAGATTTGCTAGCAGTGCTGCAGCTCAACCTACTGGAATGGCCGGTGCCTCAGCAGGTATAGGTGGTCGAGAAGTAGAAGAATATAACAGAGCATCAGGTGCTGCTGGTAAGGCCGGCGGCAGTGCTCGTGACTTTGCAGACCAAGCCCGTGGACTTGGTGGCTTGGTACGTCTGTACGCAACTTTTGCAGCTAATATATTTGCGGCCACTGCTGCTTTTGGCGCCCTCAGCCGTGCTATGGATACAACCAACATGGTCAAAGGCTTAGATCAGTTGGGTGCTGCCAGTGGTCGTAATCTGGGAACTTTAAGTAAACAGTTAGCTCTAGCAAGTGATGGAGCAGTTAGCCTTAGAGAAGCAATGGAGGCCACTGCAAAAGCCTCTAGTGCTGGACTAACTACAAAACAAATACTAGAAATGGGCGAAGGAGCCAAAAAGGCAGCACAAGCACTCGGCCTAGATATGACCGATGCTCTTAGTCGTTTAAGCCGTGGTATTTCAAAAATAGAACCAGAACTATTAGATGAACTTGGCATTTACGTAAAAATAGATGATGCAGCTGAAAAATACGCCAGAACTCTTGGTAAAACCGCAACCAGTCTTAGTGAATTTGAAAGAAGACAAGCATTTGCAGTTGCAGCTCTAGATCAACTAAATAAAAAGTTCGGCGAGATACAGATAGAGACCAATCCATATAGTAAACTGTTAGCCAGTTTACAAAATCTACTGCAAACGGGATTGGAAGTTGTAAATAAAGTTTTAGGTCCGATAATTAAATTCCTATCAGAAAGCCCAGTAGCATTAGCTGGAGTTTTATTACTAATAGGAAAGACACTGCTTACACAAGCAATACCGTACTTTGGAGAGTTTAGAAAAAGTATAGACGACCAAGCGGTCTCAGCTAAAAAAGCATTAGAAACTGCAGAAGCAAGCAGATCTGCTTATCGACTATATAAAGAAGAACTTATAGGAACTGCAGTTGCTCAACAAGAACTTAATGATAGATTAAAAGCAACAGCAGCAGTACAGTCACTACAAACTGCAAAGTCCGTAGGTACACGAAGAATAGGAAGCCAAGAAGTATTAGCAGCTGCTTCTGCAGAAGGAGATGTAGCTAACTTACAAGTACTAACCAAAGCTTCTGCAGAAATAGATAAGCAAATAAAGTTAATAGAAAGAAGAAAGTCTACTACTGAAGCCTCGAAACAGCGAAACACCGAAGAACTAGAAGTACTGAGACTTGCAAAAAGAGAAATTGACGCAAAAGTCAAAAGTGCAAAAGAATACAAAGATGTAGTAGAAAGCACAGCACGCCCTGTAACCAAGCCGGGTATGTTTGATGCCAGCAAGGCAGCCAAAGATATACGTGACATTACCGATGCTAGAAGACAAGTAAGAGGTATTGACATACTAAAAGACATAGGTGAAGTATACGATGCCGAAGGTTTCAAAGCAGGCTTTGGAGAGTTAAAAAATCAGCTAATATCTGGTAGAAAAGAGCTGGGTTTATTTGGCACAGCCATGACTGGAGTAAAAGGCGTAGGTCTGTTACTTAGCTCTGGAATAGGTCAACTACTAAGTGTACTTAATGGTTTTTCTATGGCGATAGCAGTAGCTGTTGGAGTATTTGAGACACTTGATAGTTTATTTAGTACAAATACTAAACAGGCAGAAGAATTTGCACAGGCCCTAGAATCTACAGACACTACTATAAAGCTCGTAGCTTCTACAGTTGAAAGAATATCTAAGCAAGGACTAGGTGCGGAGTTTTTACCTCAAAGTATTGAGGCAAGAGCAAATGCATTCTTGGAATTGAGTGGTAATGTAGAAAAAACAGCCGAAGCTTTCAGAAATTTAAATAAATCTTCTAGCTGGTGGGATAACTTAATAGACTCTCTAAAACCAAGTGGCGGACGTACCAAGCAACTTGCAGATTCATTATCAAAACAGATAGCTTCTGCTTTTGATATAATGAAATTAGATAGTGCAAGAGACGCAGTACAAAAAGAAATAAAAGATATACTAAAAATAGAAAATCTAGATACTAAATCTATTACTAAAGCTTTTGTGGATGCAGGATATAGTGCCGAAGCTTTGGGCGATAAAGTAAGCAAAATACTAGCTAAAGCATCTCAGCAAACTGTTGTAGATGCCAACAAGCTAAAAGAAGCATTACAAGGCCTGGACAATATCAATAAAGCGTATCAAGATTTAAGTATAGGTTTAAGGGATACTAGTGCTACAGCTACTTTTGCTGATAACCTGATAAAGGGGTCATTGCAGTCACAAGAAGCCTTAACAAATACTACTAATATAGTAAGTTTCTTTAATGAATTAGTAAAAGACAATAGTAAACTAAAGTTCTTTAGTCCTGAATCTGTGAAATCTCTAAAGGACACAGAAGGATTAATAAAACAAACAGTCGGAAATATTGAATCTTTAGAAAAAGATATAAGAGATGCTGAAAAAGCTCAAGAAGAATTAAATTCTGCCATGGGTAAAATGAGCAAACAGCAGCTTACCCAACTTGAAAGATACCAAAAAGAAGGCATACAGACATTTGCTGACAAATTACAAGAAACAATTTCTAAGGGTAATAGAGCAAGAGTAGAATTATCTATTAATGTTGATACTTTAAAGTCTCAACTAGAAAAGGTATTAAACGAACCCTTCCTTAAAGGTGCCCAATTAGTAGCTGCAGAATTTGTAAGAAATTCACAAAAAGCCCAATTAGACATAACAACATCTTTAGCTTCTAGAATATCTGGACCAGGAAGAGCCGAAGCAGACTATCAAATTCAAAAAGAAAGAATAGAAATAGAGAAATCTTCTATTTCTGCAATGTATAACTTAACTCAATCTATTGAAAAGAATTCACTAACCTTAAAACAAGTAGATCTGCAGAGGGCTATTCGAGAAGAAAGCATGAGTAGCAGAGTATTATACGAGGGAAATCGTACAGAGCTAGATAAGTTAGAAGCATCATTAAAAGAAACAGAGGCAGCTCTTGGAGCAGTAGATAAGGGTTTAAAACTTACTATTGGAGACTTTAATAAACTTAGTGCTACTTTCCCTGGTATAGCTAAAACTTTAAGTGGCTTTTTTGCTGCTACTATGGGCACAAAGAGCAAGCTAGCCGGGCAGCAAGGCCAGTTGGTAATTGCGGACATAAACAGAGAAGCAGGAAAAGAATCAGAAGCTTTCCAACTAGAACAAAAAAGAAATAAAGAAAATTTAGCAAGATTAAATATAGAAAAAGAAAGAGCATCCATAGTAGCCAGTATTTATGGTTTAGAGTCTCAAGGATTAGTTTTAACTAAACAACTAACCGCTGAAATAGCAGCACAAAAAGAAGATTCTATTGCTCGTGCAGATATTACTAATAAAATAAAAGAACAAGAAAAAATAGCAGCTGATTTGTTAAAAATACAACAATCTAGTTCAAGAGTATTAACAGCTTCCCAGCAAGCTACTCTTGACGGAGCAAAGCAAAGTGCTGACGAAGCTAGAAAAGAACTGAAGGCCTACGATGAGCAAGTTGCTGCTCGTAAACAACTAAGAGAAGTAAATAATGATATTGAAAATCAACGTGTTAAAGCAGCAGGTTTTGAAAAAGAAGCGCAGTTTGAGCAAACAAGTTTAAAAAATGCGGAAGAACTTTTAAAAATAACAATAGACGGCAAAAAACAAGAGTTTGATGCCTTGGTAGCTCAGGGCAGATTAAGCGAAGAATATGCCGCAAAAAGACTGGCCGATATAGCAAAAGAAAATCAAGCAATAGTTCTACAGTCTCAACTACGTGAGGCCGCATCCACTAGAGATGCTGCGATGCGTGCAGCACTAACTAAAGCAGCTCAGGCAGAGGTGGTACCTGGAGCAAATTTAGAAGCAATAGAACAAACTAGAATTGCTGATGAAGCCAAGGCTCTAGAAGTCTATAGCCAACAAGTACAGTTAATTCAAAACAGAAATACTCAAATACTTCGTGGAATAGAGCTTACAAAACAGCAAAATTTAGAAACAGCTGCTGCAAATACCTTACTAGAAAAACAAAAAGGACAGATGGACTCAATGCAGTCCATTACTGACAGTTTGGCTGCTCTTTTTGGAAACTTGGGTAGTGCCGTTGCCGTTTTTGCTGCTGGCCTCGGAAAGACTGGTGAAGCATTATTAGCCAATAGTCAGAATCAAGAGACCTTTAATGTAAAGTATAAACAATACACAGATAGAA